CTTGAGCTATTGCCATTACAATCTCCTAATGATTTCGGCCATGTCTTGTTGTTGGTTTTGATTAAGCAACCCTACTAAGGTAGTTCTATCGCTTTTGATTGCTTCTTCCATATAGTATTTTACTGCGTTAAACACCTGCGCTTTAAACGCTTCTGCTTGTTCTTTTATAGCTGGATGACACTCTCCACCTACTGACACTATCCGGCTTGTAGCCATTTCTGCCCAAAACTCAGGATCGTGTCCTTTGTTGTTAGTAGTAGTAACTCCTACAGAGCCTACATTTGATACCGCTACATTAAACATTATTTAGTTCCTTAGCTAACTGGCATTCTGTATTGTCCAGAACGGTATGTATCTTCGCGTAGTTTACCATCCCCAAGATTTTTTAGTAGCGACATTGCTAACCCAAACATTTTTTCATAGTTAGCTATAACGTCCGGCTCACCTTTCAAGAACCGTATTGCTTCTATTAATGCTCCGTTAAGCAACGCAGAGTCAAATTCTTCTCCTAACCACGTAGTACCTGCGGTGACTATAGACTCAGGGTAGTAACCGTAGTGTAATTCTGTATTATAGTTTGCATCTGGGGTTGGCCCTAGTATAAAGCTAGCGTCATCAAAATAAGCATAATGCTTTGGCGAACCAGTAGCAGTGGCAGTAGGGTATGCTTCTCGTATGAAGTTAACATCTTTATTTATTAGAAAGGTGTAGGTTCCATTAGAAGATATTACTGCTAGGCTATATGTATACAAAAAGTCATTGGGCATGGATAAATACGGACTATCACTAGACATGCCCCCCGTTACGTTTTTACGTAGCGCAGGTATTTGGACTGAGTTATATATCTTTTGCTCGGCCTGTTGCGTGAACATAGCAAGCTGGGCATCTGTGAACGAGTTTTCACAAATGTCTTGGATATTAGTTTTCAGTTCCGTATAGTTCATAACTTATGCCATCGGCCCGCGTGCGTACAAACCTTTAGTAGCAGCGCCAGTACCACGAATTTTTACTTTTCCGCCTTTAGCGTAGCCGTCTTTTACTTTACCGCCACTCTTCATCATCTTAAAGTCAGCACCAGAAATCTTGCCGTCTTTGTTTTTGTCCATTTTAGACTGTTTGCCTTTAAGCATTATAATATTACTCCGATTAAGTTGTTACTGTAACTTGTCCTATACTACCATTAATTAGTAGTACATTAGGAGTTAAATTGTAGGGATTAATTGTTCCCCCTACAGGATTCCAACCCCAGTAAATATCTCTACTACTAGCATCTCCCGCCTCTCCTAGACTTTGATCTGGGCGAGGGTCACGTAGCGCCTGCGGATCATTTACTGGAAACTCCCCTAACCTTAATTGGGGTTGATCTCCATTCCAACATTCACGGCACGCCTTTACGTTAGTGTCCCTACCTTTAACTATTAAGCTACGTAGGTCTTTTAACTTACACTGCCAACCGCATACATCGCAGTAGGCTATAGCCTTCTTACTAGAAGCAAACGGACTACCCATGTCTACATGTATCCCATACGAGGTACAAATCTAGCGGAGGTTTTTTCTCTATCTTCTCCTGCGGCTAGTTCAAACTGCTCATCATAGATTGATTTTAACATACCAACCCTATCAACTAAATCAGGTATTTTCATAGCTATATAATAAGCTAGCCCTGCTACTAGGCAAGGGAAAAACCTAAAGTTCATATCCGCAGTTTGTACACCACTACCCGCATCTTCTATTCTACGCATACGCCAATAGTACAGGACATAATTATTGTTGTCAGGTACAGGCCATACATTAACCTTGGGAGTATCCGCCTGACGCTCTATGTACAGTTGTATAGGTCTACCCTGTGTTAACTTGTTAGGGATAGACGCGTAAGTACTTACACTAATACGACTTAACGTGAGATCAGACTGAGTAGCTACGTTACCACTGTTTGTACGTAACTGCTGTTCTAATAAATCTATAGTATCTGCGGGTAGAGGGTACTGTGTTTGTCCTTGGACTAGATTTATAGTTCCGCTATCTATAGTCCACATGTTTATGCCACGATTCTGCCACTCAATAGTAAGCAGGTTCATGGAGCGTCTCGCGGTGCGAAGATCATACCCAGAACGCATTTCCCGCCCTGCACGTTCAAACGCTTCCTCGGCAATCTCCGTGAAGTCCATGTTAAACGCCGTAGTTCCTGATGTAGCCATTATTTACCCCATCCTGATTTAGCTTTAACTTTGGCTTTGCTAGATAGATTGCCATAGTGAAACAACTTTACACTAGTCTTAGTATGGGTTTTGCCCGTGTGAAGACTACCATCAGCCATCTTATGTAGACCGCCTTTGTGTTCTTTCCCATCTTTTTTGTAGTGCTTAACGCCCATACCCATTATTTTTTACTCCGCTTAGTAGCTGATACTCGTTTAGGCTTCCCTGCTGGTTGTCCTAACCTTTTCTTCTCAGCTACTTTCTTTTTCTTCTCGGCGCTAGACATCTCGCCAGAGGTCTTAGGAGTCTTCTCAGATACCCGTTTGCTAGGTCGGCAGTAAGGGGTACCACGTCCATCTCCCTTCTTTCTACCACAAGCCTTGCCAGTGCTAACGTCTTTCCAATCTTCTTTAAACCAACGTTTTAAAGATGCGCCTTTTTCTGTCTTGCGTATCTTCTTACGCATTACTTACCAGCCTTTTTCTTCCGGCATTTAGCGATAGCTCCCGACGCGTATGCAGACGGGAACACTTTGTACTGTGACTTTACTTTGGTGTAGCACGCGTCTTTTACTGTACCACCAGACTTGTAACCACACCCACAGCCGCTTTTCTTGTAGTAATTACGCATTATCGCATCTTACAGGCTTTACCACCGCGAGCCATACCGTAACCACGAACCTTACCGCCTTTCTTCATCATAGGCATTGCGCTACCTTTTTCTCTAGGGTCTTTAGGCTTAGGTCTAGGCGCAGGTTTAGGTTTAGGGGGCATCATAGGTTTCTTAGGCCCAGACTGAGGAGCGTCCATCATAGGAGAAGTCATTCCGCCCATATTCATCTTCTTAACGGGCTTAACTTTACCGCCTTTCTTCATTTTAAGCGGCCCGGATGGCGCTTTTTCAAACTTTAAGCGGCCCGATTGCATATCCGCTTCTTCTCTTCTTTCTTTTGTATTCCTGTCATATTTGTTAGCAGTCGCCATTCCGCCCATATTCATCTTTTTCATGCCTTTCACTTCTTTCTTCTCCTTATCCATTTTTTCTTTGGGACTAAGATTTATGTTTTGCATCATAGCTTCTTTCTTTCGGGCAGCTTTTTCTTTCGGAGACATAGCCTCAAACTCTTCTTTAGAGGGAACTACTGGGCCACCTTCCTGCATCATTTGTTTTGACATAGAACTTCTATTCACGTTATTCTCCTAACACTTCCATCGTTTCCTAGCTTGCCGCAACCTTGAATTAGGGTCTTTAGCCGCTTTAGGAAACTGCTTCATTTGTCCAGCAGAACGAGCGCAGTAAGACTTACGCCTACTTGCCCGCTTGCCAGTTGGTTTATCCTCGGTAACCGCAGTCTTTAACTTAGAGCCGGGGTTATTCTTCCTGTACTTAGCTACACCTTTAGCGGTCATACCAGCGCCGGATTTAGTAGGGCGTTTATCGCCACTACTGATGGACATACCTTTCATGCCCACTCCGCCGCCTTTCTTATAGTACTTACGCATAGAACAAAGTTATAGAAGACATGTTTACAGGAGAATAATCTACATATCCCCCATCCTTAAACAGTATTCCATCGTCAGGTATGTCAGGATATTCAGAGCTAGTAGCAGAGCCTACTGTAGCAAACTGCATACGAATACGACCTGTAGGGCTAGTCTCTCTAAATGTAATAGTACCTGCGGTACCTGTGTTAACAGCATACAAACCCTGTAATCGTAATCTACCACCAAATATAGGAGCTGCTACACTATTAGAAGTACCTGCACTTACATTTCCCGCAGGATCGCCTACTGCTGTAATAGAAGTAATAGAAGTCCAATACCCAACACTAGTGGATACACCACCGTCAGTTCCTGCAAGATTTTCTGTAGCCGCATTTCCTAGTTGATCTAAGCCAACAATATTAAAAGAAATAGCGTCATCATCCCCAGCACAAGTGATAGTAATCTTTCTAGCCGCGTCAGTGACGTAAGGGCTAGCGGTCAGCGTGAGTGCTGCGTTGTTGCCTACCGCTGCCGCTGTGGATATAGCCGTTGCGCTTTCTACTGCCGCAGATATAAATGTCGATTGAATGTCAGAAGAAAAAGACATAATCTACTCCTTACGGTTGGATTGCAGTGTTAAACGCCTGTGCATACATTACAGTAATTACTGCGCTACCTGCGTTAGTTCCAGCAGAAGAAGTAACAGTAAGACGTAGATCAGAAGAACCAGTATCTTTCCACTCTAACGTACCACCACCTTGCGTGGTAATTGTTTTAAGTCCTACACTTGTGCCTGAAGCGATAGCGTTAATAAATGTAGCTGCACCGCCGCCTGCCTGTCCAACACTAATGTTGGTAGTAGTGTTGGCTGCTACTTCTAGGTCAACTAGAATATTAACAATCTTAGAGTTTGCAGGGATAACAATATTAGTAGATGATGCAGCTAAAGCGCCGCCAGATAGGTCAGCTACGTGCTGTTGGGTCATTACAACATAGCCTACGTTAGCTACGTCAGTACCTACAGTAGTACCTACGGTGTTTCGGATGTTGCCCGCCCGAATAGGGCCAGAAAAAGTAGTATTCGCCATTTTAAAAATCTCACATGTGAGTTAAGGAGAATCTGTCTACATGTCGTCAGTCGGGTCTGTCAGATTCACCGGATTGTTTCCCGATACCGACAAACATATCATAGTGTATATGTATAAGTCAAACATAAAAAAGGGGGCCGAAGCCCCCTTAGTACAACATATTACACAGCAATTAAGCGCCGGGAGAACCAAACACACCAAGTGGGTCAGATACGCCAAACGAGTAACGCTCACGGGCTTTGTATCGGCTGTTGCCAGTATCAAAGTCAGCGTCCATAGAAGTAGCCATAGGGCTACGAACGAAGTGCTTAAGGCCGTTAGGAACATCGGTCATCAAGAACCATGCATCAGTATCGGTTAGATAGTGATTTACAGAGTAACCTTGTGGAATAGAACCGTTGTTGTTAAGGGCATTGATGTCGTTGTCAGCAGTTCCTACACGGCCTTCAGTCTCAAGCAAACGAGTTGCAACAAACTGTAGGGCAGGTGGAATGATTAACTTCTTAGGCTTAGATGCGATCAAAAGACCACGCTCGTCAGTCCAG